AAATTTTGCAAAAATTTTTTTCGAATGCACTTATGGATATTGAGAAATTAAAAAATTTTGAAAAGTTACCACCTGATGTAAGAAGAGAATTAGCTTTATATGTAGCTAAGTATCAGGAGAAGAAAAAGCAATCTACAATTAAAAATGACTTCATGTCATTTGTAAAACATGTTTGGCCAGATTTTGTAGAAGGTAAACATCATAAAGAAGTTGCAGAAAAATTTAATCAGATTGCAGAAGGTAAAACAAAACGTGTCATAATTAATATGGCACCTAGACATACTAAATCTGAATTTGCATCTTATTTATTACCTGCATGGATGGTAGGTAGAAATCCAAAATTAAAAATTATTCAATCTACTAACACAACTGAATTATCTGTAAGGTTCGGACGTAAAGCAAAACAATTAATTGACTCACCTGAATATCAACAAGTATTTCAAACAAGATTAAAAGAAGATTCACAAGCTGCTGGTAAATGGGAAACTGAACAAGGTGGTGAATATTATGCTGCTGGTGTTGGCTCTGCAATTACTGGACGGGGTGCCGATCTATTAATTATTGATGATCCACATACTGAACAAGATGCATTAAATGCACAAGCGTTAGATAGAACTTATGAATGGTATACATCAGGTCCACGTCAACGTCTTCAACCTGGTGGAACAATTATTATTGTAATGACAAGATGGAATGAAAAAGATCTTGCAGGCAGATTAATCAAAGCACAAAAAGAAGCAAAAGCAGATCAATGGGAAGTTATAGAATTTCCTGCAATCCTACCTTCTGGTAAACCCCTGTGGCCGGAATACTGGAGCATTAAAGATTTAGAAGGAGTTAGAGCTTCTATTCCATTATCAAAATGGAATGCACAGTACATGCAGAACCCAACTGGTGAAGAAGGAGCATTAATCAAAAGAGAATGGTGGCAACCTTGGGATGGAGATATTCCACCATTAGAACATGTCATACAATCTTACGATACTGCATTTATGAAAAAAGAAACTGCTGACTATAGTGCTATTACTACTTGGGGTGTATTTCATCCTAATGAAGATAGTGGTCCATGTTTAATATTAGTGGATGCTATAAAAGGACGATATGAGTTTCCAGAACTTCGACGTGTTGCACTCGATCAATACGGCTACTGGAATCCGGAAACAGTGATTGTAGAATCAAAAGCATCAGGATTACCACTCACATATGAATTAAGAAAAGCTGGGATCCCAGTAATTAATTTCACACCAAGTCGTGGTAATGATAAGCATACTAGAGTTAATTCCGTATCACCATTATTTGAATCCGGTAAAATATATGCACCAACGGACTTAGAATTTGCACAAGAAGTTATTGAAGAATGCGCCGCATTTCCATTTGGAGATCATGACGATTTAGTCGATTCTATGACTCAGGCCGTAATGAGATTCAGACAAGGTGGTCTAATTCACCATCCTGAAGATTATGAAGATGAGCCTTTACAACAGAAGCCAAAAGTGTATTATTAGGCATTATGGCAAGAGAAGACGAACAACGATTAAAAGATTTACTTAGAAACATCGAGACTGGTGATATTCCAGAAGACTTACCTGATCCAGAGGAATACGATGATATGGGTGGTATTAAATCTCTAGATAGAGGTGCGCCATCAATTAAGATGGCTTCAGAAACTGGCCCAGAAGAATTTGAATTAGAACTAATGTCTGTCATTAGAGAATTTAACGACAGAATGCAAAGTGGTGAACTAGATCCAAGCACAACTATCGATGAATATATTAACGATTATCTATCTAGAAAAAAGATGATGATGGAAGATAAGAATAGACAAATGGCTATGTATGGTGGCAGAATGAAATATGCAGCGGGAGATGAGAAACCATATGAAATGAAAGATGGTAAAAAGAAATATATAAATCTTCCTGAAAAAGGTTACAGCACTCCATTTGAAGCAAGAGAAGCTGGTGATCTTGAAGACAGAGCAAGATATAGAGAAATTCAATCGGTTAAAGATAAAAAAGGTAAAGCTAAACCTTTCAATATGGATGCTGAAAAAATTAAACAATTAATTGAAAAAGCAAAAAAAGAAAACGAGAAAAAAGCTAAAGGCGGTATTGCAGGAGTACTGTAATGCCAAACATTCCAAAACCAAAACCTAAAAATTATTCTAAAATTTTAGACATGCTGAATACTCCAGCAGCAGCAAAAACATTTTCTCCAAAAACATATGTCAATCTAGTTGGTGAGTATTCTAAAAAAGCATATGACAATAATGAAATTTCTAAAAAAGAATACATGGATATTGTTCAACCTTTATTTGGTGATGCCGGAATCATGGCAACTGAGAAGATAAAACAATACGAAAATGAGCTTAATAAATATGCTAATGGTGGAAGAATTAATTTTAGAGGTGGAGATGCCGCTAGATCTGATGCTGCATCCGGAAGAAGTGCGGGTAGATCAAGTCCTTCAGGTGGACCTGATGATAGAAGTTCTGCAGCACAAACCGCTGCACATAACGCAGCAGTTGCAGCAGCCCAAACATCAAACACAGTTGATAATAAAATAAACATACTTGACACATTAAATAAATTTAGACCAAACACTTTTGTTAATCCTTATGATTATTCTGTTAATTTAAATAAAAATATTGGACCATTTGGTTTAAATGTAGGAATTAATACATTAGGATTATTAGGAATTGATGATCCTAGAACATCAGTAGATGAAAGTGAATTAGATGATTATGGAATAAGTGGAGGTTTTAATACAGATGTATTAGGAGGAAATCTAAGTTTAGGTGGAGGATATAATCCAACAACAGGTACAAATTTTGGTTTAAGTTTTTCAAAACAATTTAATTTTAATCAAGGTGGAAGAGTTAATTTTTTAAAAGGGGGTGATACTAAATACAATGCAATGGTATTTAAAATGTATGCAGAAGCGGGTGGACAAGAAGGCACGGGTATGGATATAGATACATTTGCTGAAAAGTATTTTCCTAAAATGGCTCAAGGTGGCAGAATTGGTTATTCTAATGGTTCAGAAGATTATGGAGATTTACTCGATGCTTATGAAAAAGGTATTGATGTAATGCCTGGCGAGTCTTTAACCGAATACATTAATAGAATTAGAGAAGCTGAAAAAAGAAGCAAACTAAATGACTAAAAGGCTAACGACAACAGTGCCTCCGGCATCAGGGCCCCAGAGTCAAGGCTTGAATATTTCTTATAATACTGTTAAAGAAGTAATACATACGGAGAAAATAAATGGCAGACGACAATATGGACAAGGCTCTTCCAAACGAGCCAAGAAAAGAATTTGAAATACCAGGTCAAGAAGAACTTCAAGAAACTCTAGTTGAAGAAGTTAGAGAAGAACAACAGTCACCTGATGACGTAGAAATACAAGAGAACGAAGATGGTTCTGTTGATATTAATTTAGATCCACAAGCTGCATCGCCTGAAGGTGGTGATGAGCATTATGCAAACCTTGCAGAATTTTTACCTGATGATGTTCTTGGAAGACTCGCTTCTGATCTTAATTCTAAATACATGGATTATTCTATGTCTAGAAAAGATTGGGAAAAAACTTATACAACAGGTTTAGATTTATTAGGTTTCAAATATGATAATCGAACTGAACCATTTGCAGGTGCATCTGGTGCAACCCATCCAGTTTTAGCTGAAGCGGTTACACAGTTTCAAGCACTTGCTTATAAAGAATTACTTCCAGCAGATGGACCTGTACGAACACAAATTTTAGGAGTACCTACTCCAGAAAAAACAGACCAAGCAAGTAGAGTTAAAGATTTCATGAACTACGAGATCATGGAAAAAATGAAAGAGTATGAACCGGAGTTTGATCAAATGTTGTTCAACCTACCTTTAGCGGGTTCTGCTTTTAAAAAGGTATACTATGATGATATGGAACAAAGGGCTGTATCAAAGTTTGTACCTGCAGATGATTTAATTGTTCCGTACACAGCTACCTCATTAGATGATGCGGAAGCAATTATTCATCGTGTAAAAATTTCTGAAAACGATTTAAGAAAACAACAAGTTGCAGGTTTCTATAGAGATGTTGATTTAGGAAAACCTCAAGATAGAGAAACAGATGTTGAAAAAAAAGAAAGAGAGCTAGAGGGAGTAAGTAAGACTGCAAAAGATGAAGATGTATTTACTTTATTAGAGTGTCATGTAGATTTAGATATAGAAGGTTTTGAACACACAGATCAAAATGGTGAGCCGTCAGGAATTAAAATTCCATACATTGTAACTCTTGAAGAAGGATCAAGAGAAATATTATCTATTAGAAGAAACTATGAAATAGGGGATCCTAATAAAAATAAAATTCAATACTTTGTACATTTCAAATTTTTACCAGGTTTAGGTTTTTATGGTTTTGGTTTAATTCACATGATTGGTGGTTTATCAAGAACTGCAACTACCGCATTAAGACAATTACTAGATGCAGGAACTTTATCTAACTTACCAGCAGGATTTAAAATGCGTGGTATTAGAATTAGAGATGATGCACAATCCATTCAACCAGGTGAATTTAGAGATGTAGATGCACCAGGTGGAAATTTAAGAGATTCATTCATGATGCTTCCGTTTAAAGAGCCAAGTCAAACATTATTAAGTTTGATGGGTATCGTGGTTCAAGCAGGTCAAAGATTTGCATCGATTGCTGATTTACAAGTTGGTGATGGCAATCAACAAGCTGCAGTTGGAACGACCGTTGCATTATTAGAGAGAGGTAGCAGAACTATGTCTGCTATTCATAAAAGAATTTACTCAGCTTTAAAAAATGAATTTAAAATTTTAGCTAGAGTATTCAAGTTATATCTACCACCGGAATATCCGTATGATGTCGTTGGGGGTCAAAGAATGATTAAACAAACAGACTTTGATGATCGTGTAGATATATTGCCAGTTGCTGACCCCAATATTTTCTCACAAACACAGCGTATTTCACTAGCGCAAACGGAACTCCAACTGGCAACTTCTAATCCACAAATGCACAATATGTATGCAGCATATAGAAATATGTATGAAGCTTTAGGTGTAAAAAATATCGACCAAGTGTTAATTAAACCAATGCAACCAATGCCAAAAGATCCGGCATTAGAACACATTGATGCATTAGGTGGAAGACAATTTCAAGCGTTCCCTGGTCAAGACCATAGAGCACATATTACTTCTCACTTAAATTTCATGGCAACTAACATTGCAAGAAACAATCCAATGGTCATGGCATCATTAGAGAAAAATATTTTTGAACATATTTCTTTAATGGCTCAAGAACAAGTTGAAATAGAATATAGAGATGAGCTACAACAGTTACAACAAATGCAAATGATGATGCAACAGAATCCACAAATGGCTCAACAGATGCAAATGCAAATGAAAATGATGCAAGAAAAAATAGAATCTAGAAAAGCAGTATTGATTGCTGAGATGATGGAAGAATTTATGAAGGAAGAAAAAGAAATTACTTCACAATTCGACAATGATCCTATTGCTAAATTAAGATCAAGAGAATTAGATCTTAGAGCAATGGAAAATGAACGTAAAAAACAAGAGTCTGACGAAAAAATTAACTTAGACAAAATGAAAACAATGATGAATCAAGCAAATCAAGATGAAAAACTAGAACAAAACGAAGAATTAGCAAAATTAAGAGCTGATACATCGATTGAAAAGACAATTTTATCAAAAACTCTTCCAAGCACTGACTCAATGATGAAAAATCAAGGTAGTATGATGCCTAATATTTCAATTATGAGAAGAGGAGATGAATAAATGAGAAAAAAAATGACAAAATCTGAAAAAAAGGTTAAAAAGGTCATGAGGGAATTCAAAAAAGGTGAACTTCCTATAGGTAAGTCGAAGAAAAAAGTAAAATCGCGTAAACAAGCGATTGCAATTGCTTTATCAGAGGCTGGAAAATCTAAACCAAGGAGATAAAATGGAAAAACTAGATAAAATAACTGAGATAGCAACTCCAGAAATGAAAGTTGAAATAGATCCAAGATCTAAAACAACTGCAGACAAAGCATATAATGGAATTGCAGTTCCTGAAGAAGTTGAAGTAAGAGGAACTAAAAGAATGTTAAAAGAAAAGTCTAAAAAAGCTAAGTGGATTTAGTTTATGTGGTTCAGTGCTATTAAATTAGCCGTTCAAGCTGGCTCTCACATTTTTAAGAACCGTCAAAAGACAAAAATGTTAATGGCGGATGCACAAATGTTGCATGCTGAAAAGATGGCTAAGGGTCAAGCAGAGTACCAAGGTAAATTATTAGAAGCAAGACAATCGGACTGGAAAGACGAGTTCATTTTATTATTGCTCTCGGCGCCAATTGCGTTATTATCATGGGCAGTATTTTCGGATGACCCAAGTGCGATGGAAAAAATGAAATTGTTCTTTGAATATTTTTCACAACTTCCATTTTGGTACCAAACAATTTTTGTAGGTGTCATTGCTTCGGTTTACGGATTAAAAGCAACTGACTTAATTAAGAGGAAATAAAATGAGTAACAGAAGATATAACACACAAACTAGAAAAGGTTTTTTATCAGGTGGACAAGCAAAACTAGATAAAGACGGTGATGGTAAAATTACTGGTAAAGATTTTGCTATGTTAAGAGGTAAGAAAAAAGATAAGAAAAAGAAAAAACCATCAATGATGATGATGGCTATGAAGGATAAAAAATAATGGCAAAACTTTGTGCAAAAGGAAAAGCAGCTGCGAAAAGAAAATTCAAAGTATATCCTTCTGCATATGCTAACATGTATGCATCAGGAGTTTGCTCTGGCAAAATAAAACCAGGTGGTAGAAAAAAAGCAGCCAACGGTGGATTGATGGCAGGCATGGCTAGAAAAAGAAGAGCAGGTTGTGCGTAGAAATTTTGCAGAAGGTGGTTTAAGAAAATGGGTAGCAGAGAAATGGGTAGACATTGGAGCTCCGAAGAAGAACGGGAAATATCAACCTTGCGGAAGATCGAAGGGAAGCAAAAGAAAATATCCAAAATGCGTTCCACTTGCAAAAGCCACTCGAATGACAAGTTCGCAAAAGGCGAGTGCTGTTGCCAGAAAACGTGCAGCCCGAAACACTGGCCCTAAGCCAACTAATGTAAAAACTTTTGGTAAAAAATAATGTTTAGAAAAAGATTTCAAAAAGGTACAGATAAAATTTTTAATCAATTAGAAATGAATGTACCTCATCCACAAGGACATAGAGTCAATTATGCTAAAGGAAGTAAATCACCAGCATGGCAAAGAAAAGAAGGTAAGTCTGAATCAGGAGGCCTGAACCGTAAAGGCGTTGCATCTTATAGAGCAGCTAATCCTGGATCAAAATTAAAGACTGCTGTTACAACTAAACCATCAAAATTAAAATCAGGTTCTAAAGCTGCAAAAAGAAGAAAATCATTTTGTGCTAGAATGAAGGGTATGAAGAAGAGATTAACTTCAGCTAAGACTGCAAGGGATCCGGATTCAAGAATAAATAAATCACTTAGAAAGTGGAATTGCTAATGTTTGATAAATTTATGTACAAAGTTTTAGGCTCTCTTGACTTTCTATTTGATGTCATTATACCTAATCTATATGAGAGACTCAAAAACAATAGAATCTTTTCTTCAAAAAAAAGAAAAAGAAAATAAACAAAAAGATTTATTTCGAAACCTTAAAAAAGAGGTAGAGACCGGTGCGAACGGTACTCAGAAATATGTCATTAAGAAAGGTACAAATAAAGGTAAAATAGCAGATGTTAAGTGAGGAAACAGTTATAATTCATAAATTACAAAAAATGTTAAAAGAACAATATCAATCAATTGGAGATGCCATGATTGCTGGTGGTATTGACAATATGGAAAAATATAAGTATATGATGGGACAAGCACATGCTTATTTGAGAATATCACAGGAAATATCAAGCCTGCTAAATCCAAAGGAGGATAAAAAAAATGATACTGAAAGACCAGAAAACGTCGTCGACTTCGGAAACCCCAAAGGTTAAATCGGCATTACTAGATAAATACGCAGAAGATCATCAAAAAGAAGTTGATGGTTATGAACGTTTAAAAACAAAAGAATCAAATAAATTACCTAAACCAACTGGATGGAGATTAGTTGTTCTGCCATTTAAAATGCCAGAAAAAACTAGAGGTGGATTATATCTTGGACAAGATACATTAGAGAGACAACAAGTAGGTTCTACTTGTGGTCTAGTTCTTGCAATGGGTCCACACTGTTATGATAAAGAAAAATTTCCAGAAGGTGCTTGGTGTAAAAAAGGTGACTGGGTAGTTTTCGCAAGATATGCTGGATCAAGAATCCAGATCGATGGCGGGGAAGTAAGATTGCTAAATGACGATGAAGTTTTAGCAACCATCGACAATCCTGAAGATATACTTCATCAATATTAAACATAGGAATACTAGGAGGAAACTATGCAACAAGAAGAAAATAAAACTGTCGATATCGACACATCTGGTCCAGGTGCAGAAATAGAATTAGAAAATGATTCTAAAGAAACTGAGACACCAGAAATAGAAACATCAGCTGAAGAAACAAAAACTGAAGTTGTTGAAGAACAACCAGAAGAAGAAACTAAAGTTGAAACTAAAGAAGCTCCAAAAGAAGATGAGTTAGCTCAATATTCTGAAAGCGTTCAAAAAAGAATAGCTAAGCTTACAAAAAAATGGAGAGAAGCTGAGAGACAAAAAGATGAAGCTTTACATTATGCTAAATCAGTTTTAACTGAAAAAGAAAAAGCAGAATTAAAACTTTCTAAGATTGAACCAAGTTTTTTAAAAACCACTGAAGATGGAATTAAATCTGGTTTAGAAGCAGCTAAAGCACAACTTGTTAAAGCTAGAGAAGCAGGTGACATTGATGCTGAAGTACATGCTCAATCTTTAATCTCAGAATATGCTTATAAACAAGCAAAATTTTTAGAAGCTAAAACTCAACAAGAAGAGTATAATAAGCAAAGAGAAACAGAAGTTAGAACTCCTGAAATCAATTTAAATAGACAAGAAGTAGCACAAGGAACTCCTGATCCTAAAGCTGAATCATGGGCATCTAAAAATACATGGTTTGGTCAAGATACAGCGATGACTTATACTGCTTTTGATTTACATAAAAAATTGACTGAACAGGAAGGTTTTGACCCATCAAGTGACGAATATTATGAAGAAATTGATAGAAGAATAAGACTTGAATTTCCTAATAAATTTGCTACAAAAGAGATTACGGAAACGGCCAAGCCAGTACAGACAGTTGCATCTGCAAAAAGAAGTACAAAAACTGGTCGCAGAACTGTGAAGCTCACACCATCACAGGTAGCAATCGCTAAAAAATTAGGTGTGCCACTTGAAGAATATGCGAAACAATTAAATATCACGAAGGAGGTATAAGCATATGGAAAACGATAACGATATAAGAACCTCGCGTGCGAGTCAAACTAGAGAAAAAACTTCTAAACCAAAAGTTTGGACTCCACCATCATCTTTAGATGCACCCCCTGCGCCAACAGGTTTTGTACATAGATGGATAAGAGCCGAAAGCTTAGGCTTCCAAGATACAAAAAATGTAGCTGGAAGAATAAGATCAGGATATGAATTAGTTAGATCTGATGAATATCCAGATGCTGATTTTCCACAAGTAGAAGACGGCAAATATAAGGGAGTAATCGGAGTTGGTGGCCTTGTGCTGGCAAGGGTACCGGAAGAGATTGCGCAACAACGATCTGACTATTATAAAAAACAAGCTCAGGAAAACGTTGAAGCAGTAGATAACGATCTTATGAAGGAACAGCACCCAAGTATGCCTATCAATATTGATAGACAAACTCGTGTAACTTTTGGTGGTACAAAGAAGAGTTAATTTTTTAACGATTCCTATCCAACAAGACTACACTTAAACTAACTATGTCTAAGGAGGACAACTACTATGGCAAATAAAGATGCTGCATTCGGTCTAAGACCGATTGGAAAAGTTGGACAGAATAGAGACAACCAAGG